CTGCAGAAGCGCACGTCACAGATCAATTCGTGGCTTGAGGCGGTGGCAGACGATGGCAGGGTACACGGTAGGGTTAACTGTAACGGCGCTGTAACGGGTCGCATGACCCATAGCCATCCTAACCTTGCTCAGGTGCCCGCCACTGGTAAGCTGTACGGGAAAGAGTGCCGAGAGTGTTGGACCGTCGAAGATGGTAACAAGCTGGTAGGCATCGACGCTAGCGGGTTAGAGCTGCGTATGTTGGCCCACTACATGAAGGACGATGACTACACGAAAGAGATACTGGAGGGAGACATACATACAGCGAACCAGAAGGCTGCAGGGTTAGCGACCAGGGACCAGGCGAAGACATTTATCTATGCCTTCCTGTACGGCGCTGGTAATGAGAAGATAGGCAGCATCGTAGGCGGCTCATCACGCGCAGGTAGCAACTTGAAAAAGAAGTTCCTGGACGGTACGCCGGCGCTTAGGGAGTTACGAGAGCTGGTCAGTGAGATAGCAGAGAAGCACAAGAGTCTGCCTGGTTTGGACGGGCGTAGGCTACGGGTACGGCATCAACACGCTGCGCTCAACACGCTACTACAAGGTGCTGGCGCTATTGTGATGAAGAAAGCGGCTGTCATATTTAGCGGGCTGCTTGAATCCTACGGCATAGATGTCAAGATAGTTGCTAACGTGCATGACGAATGGCAAGTAGAATGCGAGGGGCATTTGGCGGTGGCGGTAGGCAGACTAGGATGCAGAGCTATTACCCTGGCGGGCGAAGCATTTGACATGCGATGTCCCTTAGCAGGTGACTACCACATTGGAGATACATGGGCGGAGACGCATTAGTGAAAACAATTATACACGTAAATCAGCATATCATTAAGGCCAACCGTAAGAACGGAGTGAACAATCCTCCACTGACAGTGAAGACTTATAAGTCTACCATCAACTGTCATGAGGTAGCGTTCACTAACGGCCTGGTAGTGCACCGACAGGAGACACCCCTACCGTGCGGTGCTCATGTCTGGATTGAAACCCAGGAGGCTGTCGAAATAATCAGTTGACACAGTCTTTGTAATTTGATATAATGCACGTTCTTTAACTAACACACTTAATGGGAACAGATATATGGATAAGAAGACACCAATCGTAATAAACGCAGACCTATACTGGGCTAACCTGCAGCATCGTAATGAGCTGTCTGGTAAGTACCAGGTGAACCTTAGCAATCTCTCCAGCGGCGCAGTAGCGGCCCTCGAAGAGCGTGGTCTTAACGTTAACAACAAGAACGACGACCAGGGTAGCTACATTACCGCCAAATCCCAGAATGTCATCAAGGCGTACAACACGCACGGTGATGAAATCATGGGCAATGTGGGCAATGGTAGTAAGGCGAAGGCGGCTATCTCTTACTTTGACTGGGAATTCAGCGGCAAGAAAGGACGCAGCCCCAGCCTTATTAAGCTGATCATTACAGACTTGGAAGAGTACGAGAGCGCCACTGTCTCTGACCTCGACCTGGAAGCTGCTTTGTAGTGAATACCCTTTTATTAACTCTAGGGCTCTGGGTCTTAGCGGGGATGGTATTAATATCCATTCCCGTTATTACCTTATGGTCAGTTAACACGGTAGCGGGCACAGATATTCCCGTTACTCTGCTTACCTGGTTATCCACAGCCTGGCTTATCTTCCTCGCAAGAGGCGGGATAGAGCGAAAACCTAACAGGGGTGAAGAGTAATGCTACACATAGACGGAGACATTATAGCCTATCGCATTGCCTGTGCAATAGGGGACGAAGGCGAAGCAAAGACAGTGAGCTGGACACTTAATAGCTACATGGTTAAGGCTGTCCTGCAGCACTTCCCTGAGCTGTCAGAGTATCATGTATACCTAACAGGCAACGGCAATTTTAGACACGAGCTGGCGGTCACTGCGCCTTACAAAGGCAACAGGACAGGCGACAAGCCTGTTCATTTGGAAGCCGCTAGACAGCACATGGTAGATTTTTGGGGAGCTCTGGTCTACGACGGCATCGAAGCCGATGACGCTATCGCAACTAACGCCACCAGGGAGATGGAAGAAGGAGATCATCCTGTCATTGTATCGCTGGACAAAGACTTTGATCAAATAGCCTGTGATAGATACGACATGGTGAAAGACGTTACTACATCGCCTGAGCCGCTTGATGCCACTAGGAGCCTATACAAGCAGATCATCATGGGCGACGTTGTTGACAACATCAAGGGCATGGAGGGTTGCGGGAAGGCTATGGCAGCAGAGCTGCTGGACGGTGCACGGAATGAGCTGGATATGGCGCTGATTGTCATTGATCAATTGGGATACACCAGGGCATACGAAAATGCTCAGTTGGTTTACCTTAGACGATCACTAGCTGACAGCTTCCAGTTTCCTGAGGAGACTAAGGATTTCCTAGAATGGGACAGTTAAAGCCGCGTACACACGCCGGTAGAACATGGACAAAAGCTAGATACTTCCAGTTCATACGGAGTGCGCTACGGCAGGCGTTCCAGCGGTATCCGGTTAAACAGCAGGTGAAGAGCGCTAACAGGAAGGCAGTGACGGGTAAGAGACACAAGTGGTTATATACTTGTGCACACTGTGACCAAGCGTTCAAGGACAAGGAAGTACAAGTTGATCACATCATACCAGCAGGTAGGCTGAATAGCTTTAAAGACCTGCCTGGCTTCGTTAAACGGTTATACTGTGAGCCAGGCGACATGCAGATTCTTTGTAGGCCATGCCACGCAGTAAAGACAGCGTCTGAAAGGAATAAGCGGAGATGAAGAGAATCATACACGTACCGGAGCTGGAGGTTTTCCTGGGGAAAAGGATGATCCATATTCACAACGGTGACTACGACGGGATAGGCTTAACCCTAGCGGAGTTCCAAAGCATCGTAGACGCCTGGGAAAAGGAGAAGAAAGATGTCTCTGACCTTACTTGATATTAGCAACAGACTGAAGATGATTGATGAAATAACCTTGATGGAGGTGCTGGAGATCAGCAGCGAAGATTTAGTAGAGCGGTTTCAAGACTTAATTGAAGCCAAAGCAGACGAATTGGAGGAAGACTTAGCATGAGACTGAATGATGCAACACCAGCAGACTGGGATGCAGTAAAGAAGAAGAGCAAGGGCGAAGGTTATCCAGAGCGCCGGCGCGTTGAGGGCGGTTATTGGACGCACAGAGAGACACTTGAGAAAGCAGCCTATATAGCAAAGCGTTTTAAGGAAGACAAGGAAGGTAACAAGGTTTACCAGCCTGTGTACGGCGATGACGTAGTTCCTGGACACGCCGATACAGTCAATGAGCCTGTCCACTACAATCAAGGCGCTTTGGAGTGCATAGACTACATAGAACAGCAGCTCACAGCCGAGCAATTCAGGGGTTATCTAACTGGGAACTCCATCAAGTATTTACACCGTTACCAGTATAAGAACGGCGTCGAAGACCTGAAGAAGCAGGTGTGGTATACTGAGAGGCTCATAAGGATGGTGTCGTGAGAATCCTTAAACATGCCTGGGTTGTTGACTGGGACCGAGTAGACTGTGTAGAACACCTTAAAGATATTCTAATGGATACTGCTATGGCGTGGTCCGAATGCCCTGTACACTCCGGCTATCTATGTGAAGAGACGCCCCTGGAATCGGCCTATTTTGATGACGGTGTTGGGGAGCTACACTGAATGGAAGAATACCAGAAGTACATCGCAGCGTCACGTTATGCTCGCTGGGATGATCAACAGGAGCGCAGAGAGACCTGGACTGAGACGGTAGACCGCTACATAGGGTTCTTCGTTAAGCGCAAGCAACTCAGCGCTCCAATGGCTAAGGAGCTCGGGAACGCTATAACTAACCTGGAGGTTATGCCGTCCATGCGCTGCCTCATGACCGCCGGCGAGGCGCTTGAGAGGGACAATGTAGCAGGGTTTAACTGTAGCTACCTGCCTATCGACAACGTGAGAGCATTCGATGAACTCATGTATATCCTCATGTGCGGTACTGGTGTAGGGTTTAGCGTGGAGCGTCAGTACGTAGGGGCGCTGCCTGAGGTAGCTGAAGAGTTCTACGCCACTGACACCGTAATTAACGTAGCAGACAGTAAGATTGGTTGGGCAAAGTCAATGCGGGAACTGGTAAGCCTGTTGTATGTTGGGCAGGTTCCTGGTTGGGACGTGTCTAAGGTGCGACCAGCCGGTGCCAGGCTAAAGGTGTTCGGTGGACGTGCTAGCGGTTCTGCGCCCTTGACTGGGTTGTTCACGTACACTACAGAGCTATTCAAGAAGGCTGCAGGGCGTAAGCTCACAAGCCTGGAATGCCACGACCTGTGCTGTAAGATCGCTGAGGTTATCGTCGTAGGCGGCGTGAGGCGCTCCGCATTGATCAGTCTGTCTAATCCCTCGGATGCGCGTCTACGTGGTGCTAAGATGGGTCAGTGGTGGATGACTGAGGGCCAGCGGTCGCTGTCTAATAACTCCGCCTGTTACACTGAGCGCCCAGAATTCGACTTCTTCTTAGATGAGATGCGGGCACTGTACGAGAGCAAAGCAGGAGAGCGGGGACTGTTTAGCCGTAAGGCAGCACAGAACATCGCAGCCCTTAATGGTCGTCGAGACCCTGAGCACTCATTTGGGACTAACCCGTGCTCTGAGATAATACTCAGGCCTAATCAGTTCTGTAACCTGTCTGAGGTTGTTATCAGGGCAGACGACACAGCCGATGACCTACGTCGTAAGGTACGCCTGGCAGCTATCCTGGGAACGCTCCAGGCTACACTGACAGACTTTAGATACCTGCGTAAGGTGTGGCAGACAAACACGAATGAAGAGTCACTGTTGGGTGTATCCCTCACGGGCATAACAGACAACACGTTGACTTCAGGAGTGTCGAAGGAGACAGCACACCTGTTAGCGTCATTGAAGCAGGTGGCTATCGACGTTAACAAGGTATGGGCGTCGAAGCTGGGTATCCCTCAGTCAGCCGCTATAACATGCGTTAAGCCGTCAGGAACCGTATCTCAGCTAGTGAACTCTGCTAGTGGCATACACCCACGGTTTAGTGAGTACTACATACGCACCGTCAGGGCAGACAAGAAGGACCCTATGGCTCAGTATATGGAGCAGGAAGGTTTCCCTTGTGAAACAGACGTGACTAAAGAAAGCAACTTGGTGTTCGCTTTCCCAGTGAAGTCTCCTACGGGCTGTGTAACTGTAGACGATGTATCAGCACTCCAGCAGCTCAGGCTGTGGAAGCAGTATCAAGACGCCTGGTGCGAGCATAAGCCAAGCGTAACGATATACTACACAGACAGTGAGTTCCTGGACGTGTGCTCCTGGGTATGGCAGAACTTCGACAGCATGAGCGGTATATCATTGCTGCCTAAGAGCGACCATACCTATCAACAGGCGCCTTATCAGAAGATCAATAAGAAACAGTTTGATAAACTAGCGGCTGAGATACCCAAGTTTAGTTGGGAAGGCTTGGCTAAATTTGAATCAATAGACATGACAACGGGCTCACAAGAGCTTGCATGTACAGGAAATCAGTGTGAGTTATGATGAAGACCGTGTTTATATTATCGTTACCAATCCTCGCGGCGGTTTTAATACTTAACAAACCGGAGCCTGGTGTAGCAAGCCAGGGAGCGGAGGTATCGAAAGTAGACAACCTGCTAGCCGCGCCGCGTGAACTCATAGACCCTGAGCTGCGCTGTGAACAGAAGAAGGGAGAGGATAGGCCGTATCCTAACAACCCCGCTGTCCAGGTGGAGTGTGATACTGTTGTCGCCGGAAGGTTCTACTGGGCACGGCAGCTAGAGAGTGGCGAGTGGCGGGCTATGTACATGAACGCTTATCCTTTGAAAAAGACAGGCTTCTTGTTTCAAGCAGACCCAGGGCTACTCAGAGTAACATTCATTGGGTTTGGAGTGGCTAAGGATGCTTCCGTAGAGTTTAGGATAGTAACGGACTACAGACCCTGTGTTGAATCCATAGGGTGTTTGCGTGTCTTGTGGAGGCTATTATTATGAAGACAGTAACACTTTTTGTTCTGATAATTAGCAGTATATACGTCTCTGCTGCGTCTCCCCAGTGGGACTACTCGCATGTTGACCGCTTGAGCAACCAGGCATGGGCGCTCATTGAGGGAAGGCAACCCACTGCCGGATATGCGCTGTACGAGGAAATACTTTATCTAATCAGAATCGAAAAAGGTCTCTATTCAACTGACCAGGTTCCTTATCTATTGGAATATATGGAATGGCGCAGGGCTGTTGGGGATTGGGGCAAGGTTTTAGATACTGGTAATAGAATCTTGTGGCTCCTGGGAAGGAATGAGAACCAACTAGACAACTACCGCCGCCTGGTGATGATGCACATCCACGTCCCTGATGACATAAGCTGTTTGGAAAGGCATACTGACACCGGCAGTTTTATAAAAAGCGCTTCCAGGTGCGAGGCGCTTAGATATTTTATAGCTGACTCATTTATCTCGGCTACGGAAATACAGCAGAAGGTTCTGTTGCTGACGGGCCTTCCAGCGGATAGAGAGGCGTTAAAAACCCTGGCACAAACCACAGCGAAGCTGGTGTATTGGGTTGACGGACCTCCGATACTCCTGGAAATTCGGGGCAATGAGTTTTCTCGCACCGACAACCCCGAAATAAGGCGCCGCTATCGTCCTGAAACCTGGAGCAGGGTAGCGAATGAGGCAGGGGGAGAATAGATGAAAAATCAAACACGACAGAAGAGGCTGGTTCTGCGGGCAGAGATGGCTACGGAGCAGGGGTCGGCGCTTTGCGACCGAGAGCTGCGACAGGCCGTTAGGAAACTAGAGAAGCGGAAGGAGCGTGAGTGCAGTAAGGAGAAAAGGGGCCAGAAGGTGTGTAGGGTGATTCTAGTAGGGGCGGTACTACTGACGCTGCTGGGATTAACGGTTTAGACGACTAGGGGGAAGTAGATGAGTAAAGGAAGCAGACGACGTAAGAGGAAGGTTAGTCAAGAGCAGTGGGATAAAAACTACAAAGCCTTCCTAGAATCAATATATGTACCTAGAAAGACTAAGGACAAGGACAAGGACAAGGAACGCCAGGATGCTATATAACTGTGTAGTTACCGCAGCTCTTGTTGTATGCTGGCTATGTCTGCTGCAGACAGGTGTGCTAGTACTTTAGCAATACCAGAAGCTATTAACTCAGGGGCCATATTTGGTTTCTTCGCTACTTGACTATTGAGTAGTAGGAGAGAATTTACGGCCCTTTTGTTTGTGGCGATTCTCGCTAGTATGGAAGGCAGAGCAAGTATCGCAACGGCTGGGCCTACAGAACCTATAGCGGCTAGTCCCACAGCGCCTCCTGCCTGTCCTCCGCCTAATACGCTTATCGTACCCACTGCACCGATCTCTTTAGACCTCAAAGCTAGGCTAAGTAATCCACGGGAATTAGATTCAGTACCGTCTGAGATAGCATTTAGAAGCCGCTTATACTGACCAAAGTCTTTTCCAAGAATTGCCCTAGCTTTGTCTAGGTTCACCGTCGATGACTCGCTTATCGCCTTAGACCTGAAGCTTCTGAAAGTCATGCCTTCCTCAGTAGCGTCCTGGAATATATGTTTCAAGTAAGACTGCTTGATAACAGCCTTAGCTCTGGCAGCGTCCGCAACACCAGTGACTATGAAGTCAGGATGGCTTGTTGCCTTGCCGGCGTTAGCCTTAGCCACGTCATCGAATGATGTATCAATTGATTTCATCATTGATTTAATCTTACTCAGGTTAGTCTGTTTAATTAAGAGGTTGCCCAGAGCATCATAGTCGCCGTCTCCAGCACGTCTGATAACACTCCTGCCAATCTTAGGCAGTAAGTCTCCCATTGACTCTCCGTATGTTTCCTTCAGAACTTGATAAGCTGCGCCGGCCCCTTTAGAGCGTGTCTTGATAGTTTGCTGGATAGCTTCACGAAGCTCAGTTCTGAATTGACTAAGCTGCGCGAGCGCCTGGGGATCATGGAACGCTGACCCTGGCATAACCTTATCAATCTGCCTTCCTATCTGCTGGTCCAAGTCGATCACGTCTGACATTTTACCGGCCCTAACTGAGAAAACACCGGTTCTCATGTCGTCTATGATTTTAGTCACGCTAGTAGCTAGGCCGGTATTCCCGCTTAGAGGGTTGTCATACTTCTTACCGAAGTTAGTGGTCAGTGTACGTAGCCTTGACAGATTAAGTGTCTTATCTCCGAACTGCTTAATGATCTGACCCAGGCCATCCCCATACAACTGGCTAGCGGCCCTACGTCCCTGCTCTACAATGCCAAACACCATCTGTCCAACACCTTCGGCGTTAGTGGTGAGCTGTGCGTCTATGCCATCAACTAAAGAGTCTACTTCACGGCGAAGAACTCTATCATTACGCGCAACTCGCTTAGCAGCGTAGCCGCCTGAGAACAAACCAATCTCGCCGATTTCGTCCATTGTGGCCCTAATCATAGTGGCCTGTCCTGTCTGCACAGCCGATAAGCTACCGCCACCTTCCTCAAAAAGCAGTTGTGTCATTGCTTTGCTCTGTGCTGACCCCCGCGCTACGTTAGTAGGAAGGTCTGTTAATACAGGTACAGTTCCCTTTTTGCCAGCCCCAGCTATCTTCATCAGCATGTCAGCAGGGTTTACACCCAGGCGTTGAACTATGGGCCTTATTAGTCTACCCGCTCCTAATGTAGCCACGTCGAAGCCTAAACTGATACCGGCTTGCATAGTAGCCTCGGCGAAGTCTAGTCGTTTTTCTTCATAGACATCAGAGCCTAAGGAACCGCCAAAAGCGCCTATAGCTGCTCCTGCAATTCCTCCAAGGACAGTTCCTACGACAGGGACAGCAGAGCCTGCAACCGCTCCTGCTATTCCACCAGCGATGGCTCCAGGGATTTCCAGGTTCCTTCCGGTTGCTGCAACTGACCTCTCAAAGAAGTTCTGTTCACCGGAGATTAAGCGAAGCCCAGCATCTGACATACTCTCATAGTTTTCATCTACCATTGCTTGTAGGTCTTCATCGCTCAGCTTCTTTAGAAGTCTCTCGGTGAGTGCTGCCATTAGAATCCGCCTCTAGAGCCACGCGTGTTCCGTTGCTGATTAGGGTTCGCTGCCTCACGTTGCTGAAGAATCAGCCGCGCCTTAGCTTGCGGGGAATCGCCTATGTCATCCTCTTCACCTTCTTCGATGAAGTTTATGTTGTGCTCTTCTTCGAGCTTAGTGATGAAGTCAACGGCTGAGCTGATCTCTTTCCAATGCCTCTGAAAACCGGCTAGGTTGCCTTGGTTATCCATTGCATAGTCTGCCTTAGCAGATTCCAGTGCCGCGTTTATGAATGACGCTTTAGCCAAACCGCGCATGTAGCGTTGAATCATCTCAGGGCTATAGCT